TCATAAATTCCAATTTTCTTTAATTCTCTTGCTTCATTAATTAAGTTAAAATACTTTTGACTTCCAGGTCTGAATACATTCTCACTAACAGGAATATCATTTTCCAAATGATATTGTAATTCTTCAGAAATTAGAGGAGTTTCTTTATATTTTTTTAGTGCCTTTATGATAGATTCTTTCATTGATTCATTTTTTGGTTTGTATGATGTCATTACGGGTTTTTGACCTTTCCCTGTTTGTGTATCTTTCTTTTCGGCTGCTCTCTTTTGTCTACATGCCGCTTTTTTTTCGGAGTCACTCATTTTACCAGCAACACCTGCTGCTCTACATTTAGGGTATGCTTTAGAGTCCGCATCAGGTCTACCACACGGTGGATGTTTACCATCTTTATCCCTACTACATATATTAACCCACGGACCTTTTGGTTGTGAACTACCTTTTGGTTTCTTTTTTTTACCGAACCAAACTGCTAAATCTTCAGAAAGTAGATACTCATTCATATTGATAAATTTTAAAAAATACTTATACATATAAGTATCAAATAAAGTTATTATGTCACAAAATTTTGATGAAGGTTTTCTATTCGATGCTATTAAGTATCAGAACAATGATGATTTGGGTCGTTTTTTAGAGAAGATGACACCTGACCAAGGGTTATATTGTTTAATTCAGGCAGCTAAATGTGGATTTACACGTGGAGTTTTTTCTATTGAAGAAACTGAAGTGTTATCAAAAGCAATCCGTCTAATTACACGTGACTCCGATGCTAGTCCAAGTAGTATCGGTGACCCAGAAGTTCACAAGGCTTAATTTTTTTTAAAAAATCTTTAAAACAAAAAAAGGGGACCGAAGTCCCCTTTTCTATTTAGTGTTTTGAGTATTATCTCAATTCTCTTAAGTCGAATGTTCTAACACCATCAACTGTTACCTTACCGTAGAATCTGTTGTTAACCATCTTCTTAGCGTATCTTGTCATGATACCCTTGATAGGAGTGAAGTTGAATGGGTTGTACATAGTTGGAGTCAACTGAAGAGGTACATATGGTGCGTAAACGTAACCTGTATCTAACAAAGAGTTACCTTTGTGTCCCAACACTACTGTGTTTGGTGGGAAGTATGGGTCACGATATACTTGATATCTACCTGCTAATGTACCGATTCTTTCGATACCCATGTTGTACTGGTCCTGCTCAGGAGCTGCGTTTGAAACGTGGAAGTATTCCAAGTCATCAAAAATTGCACTGATTTCAGAAGATACAACAATCCAGTTTGCTCCACCTCTTAAAGTAGACTTGTGAATTTGAGCTGAAATTTGGTTGATTGCAGTAATCAACGTTTGGTTCCAGTCTTTCTGAGTGTACTGAGTTAATGGAGTAGCTGTTGTTCCTCTCTTCCAACCGTTGTAGTCCCATCTTAATGTCCAAGCCGCACCTTTTCTAAGGTCTCTCAAGATTTCTCTGTCGATTTCAGCTGCCACTTGCTCTGACAATAAAGCTGTTAATTCAGCTTCAGCGTCGATGTTGTGGAATGCTGATACGTCTTGTGCCATTTCAGGTGACCATTGAGCTCTTAACTTTCTTTCTGTAACAGAAACAGTTACTGCTTCAAGGTCAAAAGAAACTTCACCAATTCTATCTTCGAATTCCATTTCTTTGTAAATTCTGTAAGTTGTGGTGAACTGTGAACTTGGTGCCACTGAACCGTTAGCCAATGTTGTGTAACCTGAGTAACCGTCAAACGAACCTGCTCCGATAGAACAAGGAACTTGGAAGTCAGCCTCAAGGTAAATTTTACCGTCAGCGTCACAAATGTTGTCATAAGAACCACCGTTAGCCGTGTTCGAAGAACCGAATGCTGGTGATGATGTTCCACCGTACTCAACGATACCTTTACCGTATTTCTGTGTTACAACTCTGAACAACAAGTTACCTGTAACTGCTGACCATGGAGATGTACCTGGAGTTGATGTAATAGTCAAATCAGAAAGGAATGTTTCTGTGTCGACTGTGTTACCATCAGGACCCATTAACTTACCGTATGAACCTGCGTTAGAGAAACCTGACATAACAAGTAATACTTTTCTGTATTCACCTGCAGTGTAACCAGATGCTACTAATGAATCACCTACCCATACTACAGTTACGTTTGGTGCAGTTACAGAAGAGAACTGACCTTTAGAGTAATCGAATAATCCTGGTGGGTCAAGAGCTGGTTCGTTACCTTCGTAGAATCTATCGTAAAGGTCTTTACCGTTGTCTGCTCCATAACCTTGGTTAGGGTTGTTCTGACCTGAATCAACTGCTTCAGGTGAACCGATTGGTGCGTAGTGTTGTGTGCCGCCAGCGCCACCAACATACTGTTGAATTTTAGGTACGAAGTAGAACAATTTACCGATAGGTAAGTTCATTGCTTGTACTGATACGATATCGTTAGCCAATAATTTAGAGAATACTCTTCTAACGATAGGGAAAACAACCGTCTCAAATGAACCTGTGTCAGATGTAGATGATGCTTCGTTGATTAGGTAAGAAGCTTGGTTTTCGTAAAGTTGAGCCACATTTTCTCTCATGTGACCTTTCAAACCTTCCAAGAAACCTAACTTATCCCATTTGTTGATTGTGTCTTCTTTGATAACTTTCAAGTGCTTAAGACCGATGTTACCAACAAGACCTGATTCTAATAATGCTCCCATTTTAGTTTTTATTTAGTTTTGTTTTAGTTTATTTTTATTTTTGTAATTTACTCATTAAATCTTTCATTCTTAAGAACTGAGGATTTTCATAAGTTTTTGACTCAATAAGATTTGTAGAAGCTCCTCTTGATGGAGTCTTAGCAACTTTAGCCTCAACTGATTCAGAAATAGTTGAGGTTTCTTTGCTTTGATATTCTTCTTTCAAAGTCTTATAAAGAGTCTTTGATTCTTTTAAAGATTCAACAGTGTCAAATCTTCTCAAAATGTTAATTTTTTCTTGTTTTGTTGTTGTGTGCTCAGTGAACAATCTCGTTGCGTAAGCTAAGTTTGAATTGAAAACAGCTACTTCATTTAATTTTTCTCTGAAAATATTTAATGCTTTTCTGTATTCTTCATTCTTTGCTCTCAAAGATTCTACTTCTTTAGCCATCTCACTCTCAGATACAGTTCTTACCTTTTGTTTTGGTAAACCGTGTCTTCTTGGGTCGTTCTTAGAACCATTACCCAAAGTACGAGCAGCTTCAGTTGTTTCAGCTTCTTCTTCCTCCGACATTTCAAATGACTTCTTTTTCAAGTTCATACCAACACCCTTAGGTTTAATAGTCATTGAACCTTCTTTCATTTCACCGTCTTCCATTTCAGAATCTTCCATTTCAGATAGGTCAAATGATTTTTTCTTAAGGTTCATTCCCATACCTTTTGGTTTAATAGTCATTGACTCCTCAACCTCACCTTCGAATGCTTTTGTTTTTTTATTCATACCTTTTTTTGTTGTGTAATCTTCATCACCTTTATGGGTTTTTGATTTTTCACCCTTTTTCCCGTAGTCACCTTCACTCATTTCTTCGTACTCTTCATCAGAAGATTCATCTTCATAATCTTCCGTTTCATCTTCGTCTTCAGAAATTTCGATTTCGTAAACTACATCGTCTTCTTCGTACATCTCGTCCATTGTTTCTTCATAGTCTTCACCTTCTGTGTGAATTTCATATTCAACATCAGAATTAGTATCCTTAAGATGAATTGAATCTTCATCTTTAGAAACAATAATACCATCTTCTTCGCCCATGGCTTTGAAGACTTTTAAGATTTCATCATCAGACGCAGTTCTAAGGTCTAAAGGTAATAGAACTTCTTCTTCGTCATCTACTTCTAATTCATCACCAGGTAGGTCCAAAGACATAAGGTCTTCTTCACCTCCTAATGTTTCATCAGAAAATTCATCGTCAGATTCTTCATCATCAGATTCTTCATCGTCCATTTCAAGTTCAGCTTGTTCTTCCATTTCGTGAGCGTGCTCACCTTCTTCCATTTCTGATACTTCTTTCATAGACTCCGCTTTTTCAACCTCTTCAAGAGATTCCTTTACTAGTTCACTGATTTCTTCCTTCATAGTAGAAGCAAGTATTCCTTTTGCATTTTGAGTTACGGCTTCTTCCAAATTTTTCATTTGTAAAAGTGCCTCTTCAACTAAAGATTTTTTTTCGTTTTGCATTTTAGTTTTAACAAGAGTTTGTTTATTTTCCTTAATAAATATCTCAGTTTTAAAAAAAGTTTATTTTTTAATGAAATGGCAAAAAAAAATCGGGTTTTAGCCCGATTTTAATTTTTAATATTTTAATAAATTTTTTATTCGAAAACTTCGTCAATCTTACTTTCACTTACTGAAGTAATTCTCCAATCGTTTGTAAAACCTTCAAACTTTTTAGTAACTTTAGCTTCAACATCAGTAACACTGAAACCTTTTACCAATTTTTCTTCTCTAATTTTTTTTACTTTGCCAGTGTCAGTATCGACCAAGTCATACTGAATTTTGGCCACAAAATATTTTTCGTCCATAGTTTTAATTTTTTTTTTAATAACCTAAATAATCGGAAAGTCTTCTCATTAAGTCAACAGACTTATCGTTTTTTGTAATGTTTTCAGGTGATTTTTTTTCTTCCTCTAAGTTTTCTTCGTATTTGTTTTTGTCTTCTTTATTTAAAAACAAATAAGCTCCTGGCGTGGATGGCGAAGATACTAAGTCAAAACAAATTAATTCAAAATCATCTTGAACTTCATTTTGTTCTCCTTTCTTAGCTAAAGAACCAATACCTCTTGACGATACTCCCATAGTAACCCCTTGTCTCATTAAGTTAGCTGCAACATCACCAGGTGATGAAACTATACCTCTTTCATGGAAACCTGGTGTAGTTAATAATTTAATCTTACCCATAAGGACATTACCCTCCCACCATACATCAGTAATAAGGTGAGATACTCTTTCCAAATCAATTAGTGAAGATTCAGGGTGATTTAACTCAGATATAGAAAGACCTTTGTTAATTGCTTTCTTATATTTTTCAACTTCTCTCTTTAATATCCTCTCAGGATAAACTCTACCATTTCTATTTGGTACACCATATTTCTGAAGTGTAGCGTAAAATTCAAAAGGTTTTGAGTGTTCTAACTGACCATAAGATTCTCTTATTACTTCAGCGTTTCTGAATTCGTTAGGTGATACTGTTCCCGCATCCCACTCAACCAATATACCATTTCCTAAATCGTTTGGACCTAATACTCTCATTGTATTTTTTTATAATAAATACTATGGAATATCAAATGTTTTTTGATTTTGATTTTGATAGTTGAAAATATTCCGACCTTAAAAGTTCATCTTGATAAACAGACTTAGCAATTTTTTTAATTTTTTCTTTTAAAATTTGTGATTTGAATTCAAGAGAATCTTTTAGAAATAGTGTGATTTCTAAACTCATAAAACTTTTTTTATTTAGTTGTATCCCACTTGAGCGTAGGTCCAAATCAACAATAGAGTTTTTTTCAAACACATCTTGGTCAATAACCTCTAACAAATTATGTTTAATTTGTCTATTTAAATTTCCCGTTACTCTATCCCAATTTTCTACTTCCTTTATTGGTTCAACCCAAGATTGTATGTTTATGTAAAGTGATTTAAAATTTATTGAATCTACAGTTCCGTACACACATTTCGCATTATCAAAAATTGATAATTTCGATGTTTTTCCTTTTTTCATTTATTATTTTATCTAAGAAGTTTTATTGTTTGATATATTGTAATCAAAAAAAAAGTATTTGTCAAAAACTTCCCAAACTCAACTATATTTATTAAGATAGTATTATGATAGTAATAGAAGTACAAAAAGGTGAAAGTATCGAAAAAGCGTTAAAACGATACAAGTACAAGGTCATTAAGACCAAACAGATTGATATGTTACGTGAAAGACAGGAATTTGTCAAAAAATCGGTAACAAAAAGAATGAAGAAACAAAAAGCCAAATACAAACAATATCTTCAACACATAGACACAAAATAAAAAAGTCCGAATAAATCGGACTTTTTCTTTATAACCCTTGTTCTAATTGTTTAAGTTTATATAACGAAATCAAATCAGATTCACTTTCTTGTATTTTTTGAATTGTATTACCAATTTTTTCTTTTAACTCAGAATCATCTGACTCAGCAATTTTATCTGACAATTTTAATATAACGTTTTCTTTGACTAATTTAATTTCTTCTGAAATTTGTTTTTTATTCAAGGACAATAAAGATTTTAATTCTTTTTTATCTTCTTCAGAAATATTTGAATATTCTTTATTGAATGTATTTGTAACAATTTTTAACATAGATGAAAGTGGAATGTTCACACTTTCTTGAATGTTTTCTTTTTTTGTTGAAAGTAAAAGACTTTTAATTTGTGTTTTTGTCTCTAATATTCTTTCAAGATTTGTAATCTTATTTTCGTAAACCACAAAATCAATGTTGGAATATTCATTTTCAACATCACCTTCTAAATTTGTTTTTACCCACTTATATAGTTCATCAATTTTTTTCTGATTAGAAGAAATTAAATCAGATAATCTTTCGAACGATTCATTAACGTATTCACCTGCAATATCTTTGTTGATACCTTTTTGTGCCGATAAATCATTATATATAAAGTACATCTCAGAGATGGCTTTGTCGGATAAGAAGTTCTTTTTGAACTCTTTTATAACGGTTTTGAAATTTTCTTTACCGTATGATTGAACGATTAGATGGTCTAAATTTGATTTAAATTGTCCGAACTTATTCATAATAATTTTATTAATAAATATTACTTATTCAGTAACTCATTAAGTTTATCTTCAATTTCACCCAAAGATTTTCTTCCTTTGGACAAATCAAGTATATCTTGACCTCTCAAAATGTCATCCTCAATCAAAAGATTCATATCTCTATCTTTGATTGATTCGGGTGTAACTTCAGCATCACCACCACCTGGTGCTGGTGCCTCAGGCGTTTCAGGAATTTCAGGAGCTCCCGTTTCTAAAGATGCTGGTTCACCAAATCCACCTAAATCACCAATAGCAGGTTCTGTTGTTTCACCTGCGGGTTCTTCACCCGGAGCTGGTTGTGTTCCTTTATTACCGTATAACTTATCCAAGTTATCAAATATACCTGTCTTAGTTATTACTTGAGGTGTTTGTTCAAGTTCAGCGGCTACTGCCTTTTCAATTCTTTGTTGTTGAATATCAAGTTTAATTTCTTCATCTGAAAAACCAAGAATATGTTTTTTAGCCCATGAAGATGAAACTGCCTGTATACCATTACCAGGGTCACCAACAGCATCTTTGTAAAGAAGAATTTTTTCTTTCCAAGTTTCTAATTTTAACAAATCAGCTTGTGATGACGGGTTTGTTAATCCTAAAACAAAATTGTTTAGCTCATCTTCAAATCCAAGAATGTATAAGTGAATAATTGCAATCTTATTCATTTCTTGAATCATCGACTTTTGAATTCTGTTAATAGTTCTTGCAAAACGAATATCTTGCAATGATAAATTTTTACCATCACCTACAACATCTTCAAAACCTAAAAACGCTTTAGGAACACGAAGTGCTGTTAACAATTTCTTTTGAATGTATTCAATGTCCGCAATCTCGGATAAATTTTGAGCTCCAGGTAAAGTGTCAATTGGGTTTGGCGCATTTGGGTCACGAACAGGAATAAAAAAGTCTTGGTCTACTGCCATTTGATTAAATCTCAAATCAACATTACCTGTTTGTGGGTCTGAAATTTGGTCCCTTTTAAACTTATTGGCAACTCTTTGTACATATGGTTCAACATCTTTGTCATCCATATTACCAACAAACACTTTGAACACACGTCTTTCAGGTGCTCTTGAAGTTCTGTATACTAACATCGCATCTTCTGATAAAATTAACTGTTTCCAAATACGACGGGCTTTTTCTAACATTGAGGTACCGTAAGGTAACTTTCTATCGTCACCCAATAATCTAAAGTGAGCTATTTCCCATGTGTTAAATTCTAAACCTTTTTCGTTCCAAATAAATTTCAACGCTTCTGCAGTGGCATCTGTTTGATATTTACCTGCAGAAATTTTCATTCCTCTTTCAATCCTTTCAAGTTGAATGTTTGGTAATTGTTGGGAACCCATGATTCCCTTTTCAGGGTCTAATTTTAAATAGACAAAATTGTCTCCATACTTGCAAGTATTTCTTGTCCACATAGGTAGATTAGTATTGATATCCAATCTGTTATTGAACAAGTCTGCAAGAATTGATTTAATTCGTTTACTCTCAGAGTATATCTGTAATATAAATCCATCTTCATTTGCTGTTGTTGATTCTTCGGCATATATGTCAAGTGCTGCAGAAATTTCAGGAGTATATTCCATACTCTCATAGTCATAATACGCAGCCAATCTTGTTGGTTGATAATAAACGGCTTGAGTATATAAATTACTTTCAACTTTGGTCCATTGTTGACCCAAATAAAGTGATTGTTGAGCTTGAAGTTTTTCTCTATCGTACTCTTGTTTATCGGTTGTTTTAAGTAATTCTTTTTTGTCGAATTTATAAACAGGAGCTTGCTGGTCCAAAGTTGAGTCGGGACCAAAAACTTTACCAAGTCTCTGCCAAATCGTTAAATTATTTTCTGCCATTATACTCTTATTAATAATACGTTCATTCTTCAATAAAGAAATAAATATTTATCTACCGAATAACCATAAATACTTCTGATAATCACTTTGTGTAGGTTGACCAAACTTTTGATTGTCCCTTCCGTAGTTCCCCATCGATATTCCTGGATTGAAGTCTTTCATTGAACCTTTTACCGGTGTTTCATTTACCGTCCAACTTTCTACCATGGCTTTTGTTGTTTCTGTTACTTTTTCCAATTGTGAGAATGAAGTCTCACCAACATAGATTGCCATTGCACAAGACATGATAAGGTCATCGTGTTGTCCCTTAAGGTGGTCAGGTCTACCATTCACGTAAACAAAAGTGTTTAATTCATTTAACAAACGACTTGACCTAATATGAAATCCATGTCTTAATGCTTCTTCAAACGCAGCAACAATCTGAACTCTTTTTGAGTTAAAATTTATTCCCGGAATTTTTTCCATTGCCTTTGGGTCGTACTTCCACTTATCGGCAACATTCACACCATCAACGTATAAATTTTTATAACCAAGTTCTTGTAATTTTCTTGATGTGGATACACCCATACCACCTGTTATATCAATAACAACAAACGCATTATACATTACAGCCCATTTCATAGCAACTTCAGCAGCAACATCTGGTGGTATTTTTCCGAGGTATTCTAATACCTGTTCTCTTTCATCAAAATCAATAATGTTAAAAGTGGTAAAGTCTTCAGAATCACCTCTTGAAACGTCAATACCCATAATGTATTTGTGACCATCTACAGGTTCCTTCCACTGCCATATAGCACCACCCATAAATTTGTTTTCAGGGTTTTTGATGTCATTTTCTTTCATCCTTTCAACTACATCAGACGGGATTACAGAATCACCTGAACCCAAGAAGTTACATTCCAATTCCTGTGCAATTTTTCTCCTGTCAAATTTTAACTTTTTTGCCATTGATTCAAACCAAGATGAATATGGTTTATAACCATCAGCAAACTGTTTTTTTATTTTGTCAAAATCACGGTCATATGGATTAATGTCCGAATAATCAATGGTAATCTCATCATCTTTATATTCTGCACGGTTTAATAGATAATGAACTATATCTTTAACTTTAATTAATTTTAAATCTTTAGAATATCGTGGGTCACGATACCAATACATTTCCGTGATTTTGAAATCATTCATACCACGAAGGGCTTGGTCGTAAATGCTGTAATAAATTGGGTCAAACCCGTTAGGGGTAGAAATAACAATTACTTTACCACCTGTAGACAAAGATGCCATACAGGCAGACCAGAAATCATCATCAGCGTCAATAAAGGCAGCCTCATCAAAAATAAGAATAGTCGGAGTATAACCACGAAGTGCATCCTTTGAAGTTGCAACTGCTTTTACCTCACAACCATTTGATAACTTAAAATGTTTTTGTGCATTCTTTTCATTTGAAAACCCGACACCTAACCAAGACGGCCATTGTTCAACAAAGGCTCTAATCTTGTTTGCCATTTCAATAGACGTATCCTGTTTGTTGGCAATAACAAGAATTTTTTCAGGTTTTGTTTTAGAAGCAAAAACCAAGCGTTTTGAAACCCAAGCAGATGTAATTGTAGATACACCAGCTTGTCTATATTTTAAAGCAATATTTTCTTCGTGATTATCGTAATCTTCAATTAACCTTATTTGGTCATGAAAAAGGTCTAATGGAACATACTTGGATTGTGTGTTATCGTAAGTCTGCAAATATGTCCTAAGTGCGTAAGGTGTATTTTTTACGCATTTAGCATACTCTAAAATTGCTTGTTCTTTCGATAACGCCATTAATCATAGTATAAATCATTTATGATAAATCTATACCTAAATCACCCAAAAAGTTTCTGAAGTCATCATCATCTTCTTCGTCCTCATCATTAGAACTAATAGCGTCTTCGTAGTCGTATTTTTTAAGTTCTTCGATGATTTCATCAACCATTCTTTTTACGATTCGTTTTCCTGCGGGTGTTTTACCCATGATTTCCCTAGCAACTTGGAAGAATTCTTCAGTACTCAAAGATGAGAATCTCGAGAACAAATAGTTTTGAATTTCTTTCAAATCATCCTCAAATAACTCATCAGGGTATGACGCTAAGAATCTTTCCCAAATTACAGGACCTAATCTTAAATCCCACATTTCGTATGGTAACGTGTCTTGTGACATCATAACCATCTCGGCAGCTTTAGGGTCATCAGGTAAACCTTGTGTACCTAATACTTCATATACACCCTTAAGTAACTCGTGAATCAGAATAGGGAAGAATAAACCTTTAACTTTAATAGTTGGGGGGTCTGTTTTGTCATCAACCTCTTCAGTTCCTTCAACACCTTGACCCGTCTCACCCATCATGTTCATCATTTGTTCTGGCATAATCCAGTACAATAAATCATTGATTGACATCAACACACCATAAAGATTCAATAATCTTGGGTCGATTCTATTTAATTCTTCCTCAACTAAGTTGAACATGTAGTGTCCTTTTTTGGATGCTCCTTGAATCAATGAGTTGATAAATCTTCTTTTTGCCTTTTCTAAGTCAAACTTTTCAAAAGCCTTCATGAAGTTATCTATGTCATCTTCCGCATCATCTTCAGATACACCAAATTTTTCTAAAACATCCTCTTCAGATGGTTCTTGAGATTTCTTTGGTAATTTAGATGTATCAACCTGACCCATACCTGATGTTAATTCAACATCAAACTGGAATGCGTTCTCAGGTAATGACATTTCTTTCTTGACCAAATCAACGGCTAAGTTTTCCAAATACTCTTTGTTCTCGTTCTCAATTGACTTAACGGTCTGAACCGCCTGAGCCATCATCATCATAAGTTGTTGTAGACCGTTCATTCCCTGAGGAATGTTAGTCAAACCTGTATAACGTTTTACCTTTTCTACTACATCTTTAAACCTTTTTGAGGCAATTAATTCTTCAAAAGTTGATACAGTACCATCATCATCTATATCAATATCCAATGCAGGATTGTCCGAAAACGGAGTATCCTTATCTTCAATACTTTTTTGAATGTCTGGTGACATTCTTTCGGGTCCATCATAACTGATTGGAGCTTCGTTAATTTTAATCCTCGTTTTCATCTCTGAATTGAATATTTAAGTTTTTAAATTTTAAGAAATCAGGTAATTCAGCTTTTGGTGCTGGCTGATGTTTTGGTTGGTATGGTGACTTCCTATCAGGTTTTGTTGGTGTTTTAACCGGAGTCTTAACAGGTGCCTCTTTTGTGTCACCAGCCTTTGGTGCTGGTTGATGTTTTGGTTGGTATGGAGATTTTCTGTCAGGCTTTGTCGGAGTCTTAACCGGAGTCTTAACAGGTGCTTCTTTGGTGTCCGCCTCTAAAATATCTTTCTTTGTCA